GCCTCCACGCCATAGTCGATCAGGATATGGGCGATCCCTTTGCCCTTGGGCGTCACGACTGAGATAGCCGGGTTAAGCTGTAGCATCATTTTGTTTGCTCCTGGGTGGTTCCATAGACATTGGGTTAAGGTCTTCTTCAGGCACTCGCCAAACTGTTATCTTGTTGTTCACATATGGAGCCAAGTACTTATCTTGCTTGGCATCCGCGCCAAGGACCCAGCCGCAGACCCTGTAATTTGGCGAGCATCCTTTGACGAGATAGTAGAAGTAATTCGGGTTATCTTTTGGATAGATGAGAAGGCCGTAGTCTTCTCTGTTGGTAGTGCGGACACCTATGTCGTCACCAAGATCTGGTTTGCCGTAAGTGTTAACGCTCCCTGGGAAGTAGATATTCAGCGCCTTGGCAACGCACACTTCACCCATTGCGCCTTCGATGTGAGATGTCAGGGGCGTCATTTTGTCCCCAGTAAAGCCATCAGAGTACTCAGATCCCCTTTGATCAGAGGCATATTGCCGGATGGTGCCAGCGTTAGACGCACTCAACATCTCAGGTAAATTGAGTTTTACTTTCATTTCTGTTGGTCCTTACAATGGTGTAGTAGCACAGATTTGCATGGTCTTCACAATATGCCCCACGCTCCTTTGGTTTCCCGCAGAACAAGAAGTCTTTCACATTGCCGCTGTTGATGACATACCGGCATGACCGAGGTGCCAGTTGCTCAAACTTCAATGGCTCACCCACTGGCGCGGGCTCTTCCTTATGAAGGACAAAGTTTACAGCATTGCCTACGGGCTCTGCGTTTACCTTTGCCAAGGGGATGAGCTTGTCTTCTATCTTATATAGGCTGACCTCCGGTGCTTTCTGCTTTGTCAATTCCGGAGAGCGGCCAACGTTGGTTTTCCTTGATTGCTCCTTGATGATGAGCAGTCTCTCATCGATGTTCTTCTTCTCTATGCGGCCAGATATCTTGAAGCGATGAAGCTTACCCGCAATTGTGTTGCGGGTTAGCCCTAGTTCGTTAGCTATGTGCTTGGCCGTGTGGCCCTTCTGCCATAGCTCAATCATCTTTTCGTCTATGTCTTCCATCACCTGAACTCACCCACAGGGTCGCCCTCAGGAACCGTTACAGCCATCTGAACGGCCTTCTCCAGGTCATATTGATCCTTTTCTTCCGTGATCAATTCTCCAGCGAAAGCCATATAGTTTACGCCATCAATGTAGTGATCAGGATTTTTCCGATCCCCGCCAAGGCGTGACAGCTTCACGGCATGGAGAACCAATGCTACATCGTGGGCGGTCAGCTCGATGCCGGTGATGATGCTTGCAATTTGCGCCACGTTGTTCATGCCAACACGCATGTCCCCATACTTCGGGTTTCTTTCGTTGAAGATTTCTGCTGCGTTCCTCATTATGTCATAGTAGTTCATGGGTATCCCCTTTGATTAGAAGTTGCGGGTGTTTGGACGCTTAAAAGTACGCTTCTGAACGTCTGCATCTTTATCGGTATCGAAGTCTATGAACTCTTGCGCTTTACCGATCCAGTGTGTGTTGACGATGATTTCGCCACGATCTTGAAACCAGATTTCTCCGTCTTGGCCTTGGCGACGATAGAACATGCGGAAGATGATGAACTCTTGCTTATTCAAAAGAGCGCACATCTCCTCTTGAGAGTTTACAGGATGCTCTAGCGTTAGCTGGTGGGTATCCATGCCATTGATACTTGGCATGTTCATTGTGACTAAGAATCGCATGTTTCATCGCCTTTGTTGCGCAAAACCACTGTTCCATCCATGCGGCGCTTCCACTTTGAAAGACGCCCGCCTGGCAGTGGGGACTTAGATCTTGTAGCTCCGATATGCTTCTGGTGCTTTCTGCGCACCTTGGCGATCAGGGGCATATCAACAGTGCTAGTATGAACCCGGTGGCACTTCCTATGAGCAACCAGCCAATTGCTCTCATCATCTCGTCCACCAGCTTCAAGAGGGATCTCATGGCTTACATCCCATTCCTGGCCGGGCAACACTTTCATACTGCACAAATGACACATACCGTCATGCCGCAAGAAAATGTCTGCCCTCATTTTTGTTGTGATACGAACGCGCTTGATCAATGGACGGGCTCGTTGTCATCTTTGCCATAGTAGTAGGCATCGATGCTGTTTACCACATTGTTCAAGAACGTCGCCGCCATAGCTTTGGCGATAACTGGCCCTTGATCTTGGCGAAGAACCATCTTCAAGAACACGAAATTGATGACCGCCGTGGCTGTTGGCATATCAATCTTTTGAAGGATTTTCTCGACCTTCTCAGATGTCCTAACCATAAGATCGGCTTGCTCTTCTAGGTTTTCCATCACAGCCTCATCTCTGCGCGTTTTGACGCCTCTAGTGATTGCCACTCATTAAATTTCATGCGGATGTATTCTAACTTCACCTTCAAGAAGGCTGCTTTTTCACGGGCTTTCACCATGCTGGTGACAAACTCGCTCCATTCGGCTGAAGCCTTTGTCTGCATCTCAGCGCGGCTGACCGGCATGTCTCCCAGAGAGAGCATCATGCGGGCCAGCACAGCGCTTTTTGTTTCTTCCAAAAGAGACGCAGCGGAATCAGCATCCACATACGCTTTCGCGACAACTCTGTACTGTTCAGAAAGCGGTAGATTGCTGTCCATGTGTCACCTCAAAAAGGAATAGAATCCTCGTCCAGATCAACGGACTTTGTCGTCTGACGCTGTCCGCTGGTTGGGTTCTTCTGCTTCAACGAGAAGCTGATCCACTTCTCGCCGTTCTTGTCGGTCTTGGACCAGGCGCTGACCCAGTACTCGACCCCGCCAATCAGGGCGTTACCCGTCAGTGGTGGAGAGTTTTCGTTCTGCTTCTTGTTGTTCTTGAAGATAGCCCCGCTGTTATCTTTCTGCTCAAACGCCATCAGTCTTCTCCTTCAGTTGAGCAATCTTGCTCTCCAGTTCATTGAGAAAGTTCACAACTTCTCTCTCAAGCTCAGCGATGGCGACATTGTCGCGCTCGATACGCTTGATGAAGAGTTGCATCTTCTCAGGCATGCGGGGATCATAGGACACGAAATCGCACCACTTGCGACCTGTGCAAGCCATCTGCCACTGCATCTGAGTGTTGTAGCGGCTTGGCACAGATTGTCCCAAAAGGGTCTCGATATGCGTGGCGGTTATTGGACATTTGATCTCAGCAAGCCCATCGTCGCCGACGAGGCCGTCTGGAGATGCCCCCGCCATAGGGATCGAACCGTGGGGGACAAAGCCAGTCTCGATGACTAGAGCGCCTACAGTGCCTTCGTAGGCGGCGCGAGCCATAGGTTCAGTCTCCGTCCCCCACTGCATTGCGGCGCTGGCATAGGATGCCCCCTGCACCCCAGTCAGGCGCTCGCAAATCAATTCAGCCATATAGTTCATGCGGCTGGTGCTGTAGCCGGTCTTGGTTCTAGCAACGATGTCTGCAACGCGAGACGCCGTCACCTTGCCAAGGCGAGCCGCATACCATTCAGGGCTGCGCTGTTCCATCACTTCACCGCCTTCTTAGGACGACCGCGACCGCGCTTCACAGGCGCAACAGGTTTGATCAAAGCGTAAGCTGTGCCGCCAGTAGCCTTCACAGTCTTAGCCGTCTTCGCATCCATGTCCTTGGGTGCAATTTTGCGAACAATTTTCTTGGGCTCTTTAGGCGCTTTGAGTGCCTTGGCAGCCTTCTTAGCCGCAGCCAAATCGCGCTCTAATTGGGTAATGATACTCTTCGCACTTCTAAGCTCTAACGCAGAGCTTTCGGCGCGATCTGTTGCATTCTCAAGGTCGCAAGTTTGATCGCGAATTTTCTCCACCAAAACTGCGATGATAACGTCCTTGTCTTCGGAGAAGATATGGTCAATGTCCAACATTATTCTGTTTCCTTCTTGTCTGATACGACTGCGATTGCGATAGCCTTGAGGTCTTTCAGGGCTTCTGGGTTTAAGAGCTTGCGCTCATCTGCATCCAGCCCCCGCCAGAAGGCGTTGAGGGCGTCTATGCCCTTCTCAGCCTCCTTCTTGGCGCGGATAGCCATCTCACGGACGACCTTAGGGTCAGGCTCCGCAACAGGCTTGGCTGTCTGGGCAGCATTGCCATCATCATCATCTGCCGCCAGGTTGGCGATAGACATGAGGGCATAGCGGCGGGCGTAGGAGATCCCGCTGCCAATTGGGTGGGGCTCATGCTTCACCGGCATGAACAGCGTTTCGGCCATGAACTCCCCAGACGAATGGAGAAGCATGGTCTCAACCTCGACCCCGCCAGGAACAGTGCGGGGGAACTGGACTACCGACAGCCCGTTGTCAGCGAAGGGCTGACGGACAGCGGCGCGTACTGACGCAAGATCAGCGTACTTGGACTTGTAGAAGTCGTTCTTGCTGGACTTGGTGGCGTCCTCGATCTGCCCTTGAGCGATAGAGAGCGCGGCAGCAAGCTGGTCGATTGTCTCAGACATTTTCATTGGATTCTCCTAGTCTTCCCACATGCCTTCACGGGCGCATTCGTCAAATATGTCGTCCATCAGTTTCTTGTCACGATGAAGATCATTCTTGATCTCAACGGACGGGAGCCAGTTGTCTTTCCGTCCTTGGCGATAGTCATGCTCAACCGATATGCCGGTCTCGCCGTTGTGGACCGTCAACTGGAAAGCCCAGATGTAGGGCTGGCCGTCCACGCAGTCGATCTCGATATCCAGAGTGCCGGTCAGGAACAGATGGTCAGGCAGCTCGTACTCGTCTAGCTTGTACTCGATTGGGATCAGGTGCATTTCTCTCTCCCGTTGTGGGGTGTCTCTTTCTCGCATGCTCCCTGATTCGTGTCAACAAACAATTTGACTTATGTTGAAAATAGACCATAATGCTCAACATGACAAGGAAACGAACCACCGAAATGATCAACGTCATCCTGCATTATGGGTCTGTGAAGATCCTGGCGGGGGAGCTTGGTCTCACCGTTCAGGCAGTGTCCAAGTGGGACAGAGTGCCGTTCAAACATCTGTCGCGTATATCTAAGGAGACGGGCCTCTCCCGCCAGATATTGAGGCCAGATCTGTACGAGGACTGACATGAGCGACAAGCAGCTTCTGAACCGCGCCAGGGTGAAGATGTTTTGGGATCTGGGCTACGACAGCTATCAGATTGCCCGAATCATGAAGAACTCGGAAGCCAATGTTTACCGGGCAATTGCCAAGATCCTGGATGAGAGATACGCAGCGGAGAGAATCAATGATCAAAATTATTCTCGCGCTTCCGCCTAGTGTTAACAGCCTATGGAGAACAACCGCAACAGGAGGGATGTACAGATCCAAGAAGTACACGGCATGGAGAAAGACCGCCATCCTGAACGCCATGCTTCAGTCTGGACGCAAGAGGATAGACGGACCCTACAAGCTTACCTTGGAGGCGGTGCGGCCAGACAAAAGGAAACGAGACCTAGACAATTTACTGAAAGCGGCCAGCGACTGCCTAGTTGAAGCTGGCATCATAGACGACAGCAAATGTGAACACATCGAAGCCCGCTGGGTGCAGAGCGAGAACCCCTGCACAATAACCGTACAGGAAATAGACAAAACAACTGAATAGGTGAGAATATGAACAAGGCAGACATCGCACTGGTTAAGATCGAACAAGCGTTTATGAAAATCACAGCCACCTTCGATCAGCGAATTGCGCGGCTGATGAAGTCTGAGGAAAAGCGCATCGCGCTGGCTGTCTCGGATCGCAAGCGTAAGAGGGTAGCGCGCCGCAAGGAGCTTGAGGCGAACGGCGAGAAGATACCCAAATATCTGCTGGAGGATGACGAGAAGCATTTGAAGTCGATCTTCGACATTCCCCGCTACATCACAGATGCATATGAGCGGTCATATGCGCTGTCTGTCGTTCTCGATATCAATGACATCAAGACGAATGTTCAGGCCTATTGCGAGTTCTTGGCGCGGCTGAAGGAGAGCGATCACCCGATCCTCTATGATTCTGCTTATGAGTTATTGCCCCAAGCGCAGAAGCTTCTGTCCCTGATCCACATCCATCGGGCTCATCCAGACGATTGCATCAAGAGAGCTAACGCCATCATCAACCCTAAATGAGGAATGGGCGATGTCTACTGACGCTGAGATCATCAGGGATCTTCGCATGAGGGTTGCCCTGCTTGAGGTAGAGCTAAACAAAGTAAACGAGGAGGAGGTGCAAGCTAGCCAAGTCTTTGCAGGCATCTTGACGAAGCTTGAGTTTATACTTCTCCTTGGTATTGCCAGGAAAGAAGTTGCTCAGTGGTCATATCTCGACAACATCACAGAACAGAATGGCAAGTATGACCGCTACAGCGGCGAGATGCACCAGACGCTACGGACAAAGGTAGCTGTTTGGAAGATGCGCAGGAAGCTGAAGCCCCTCGGCATCGAGATCAAAACGTGGCGCGGGATCGGCTACTATTTGGATGACGAGAACAAAGCCAAACTCAGGCAATTGATGGAGAAGAAAGATGCGCTGGTCTGATGGAAAGCATGAGTGGCACCGCTGGTTTGCTTGGTATCCAAAAACCATCGTCAACCGAGTAACCAATGAAAAGATCACGATCTGGTGGGAGCATATCGCTCGCAAGGAGATCATGGGCCATTATTGGCCTTATTACATCTACAATCCTGATCCTGACTTTAACGGGGAATCCAATGACTGAATGGCAACCAATCGACACCGCGCCAAAGGATGGGACGATGATCCTGCTCCATACCCTAGACGCATCCATCACCCCATTCGAAGGTAACAGGATTGTCGTTGGAAAATGGATAGCTGGCCCGTGGCAAGATGAATCTACAAACAAGTTCGTCTTTGGTAGTCACTACTACATAGATGAGGATAACCGCAAAATAGTGCAGCACATCGCAACTGCTACCCATTGGTTGCCTTTGCCTGCGCCGCCTAAGAAGGGGGATGAGTGATGATCGACGATATGGAATGGTTAGCCTGCGCTAAGTTGTTTCTTGATTACGATCCAGAAACAGGGACCTTCAAGTGGCTTGTACGCTGTGGTCGTCAACAAGTTGGGACAAATGCGGGAACAGTTGGCGGGCGCTATTCATACATAAGGATTAACGGAAAGCCCAAACTCGCCCATCGCGTTGCATTTGCATGGGTACATGGAAGATGGCCTGAGTGTCAGATTGATCACATCAATGGAGACAAGAGAGACAATCGAATTGCCAATTTGAGGGAAGCCACAAGTCGGCAAAACATGGCCAATTCAGAGCTCAGATCAGATAACACTAGCGGGTTCAAAGGAGTTAGAAAGGCAAGATTGCCGGGTAAATGGTGGGCATACATTTGTGCGAACGGTAAAGACACTTATCTTGGCACATACAACACGCCAGAAGCAGCGCATCAAGCATATGTAAAAGCCGCAAAAATAGAATTTGGCAAATTTGCAAAACCGGAGTGATGACATGATCGACAAAAATCGTACTTACCGCACCCGCGATGGCCGCGAAGTCCGCATCTATGCGACGGATGGTGTAATGCCAAGACCTGTTCATGGGGCAGTAAAATCCTCTTATGATTCCACATGGCATTCATTTCAATGGCATGAG